CTAAAGAAACAGATGGCGGAACAATTTAAAGAAATCAAAGATGCGCTAGATGATCTAGAAGAAGTTGACCCGGTGCCGCCTGTTGAGGCGAAAGCTCTTGAAAGCCCACTTGAGACCGCAGCCAAGACTGCGGTACCGCAGCGCCAGCTCCGCAACAACGGCCGCAAAGCACTTGAAGCTGCGGCAGCGAGGGAAAAGGTCGAGATCCCCGGGTTGCCCAAGGTCCGCCGAGGCGCCAGCAAAGCCGAAAAGAAATAGCCGGCCAGTGCTGTGCCCATGAAACGCAAAATGGGTGGTCAAGTTGACCACCCCTCTGCGTGCGCCATATTGCTGGCCTGGCTGGTAGATTGTGATTCCCTATAACAATCTTCCTGGAAGGAACAATTGATGAATCTCGACACGCAATGCCCCAAATGCGGCAGCACGAAGCTCAAGGACACTGGCGCCATTGAAACCGACTCCGAATTCAGCTGTGCTGACTGTGACCACACGGCGAAGATCACTGAATTCATCAGCCCCGAGTCGAGCGAACGCTTGGAGCAGATGATTCAGGATGAGTTCAGGAAAGCCTTCTCGGGCATCCCTGGCATAACGTTCAAATAAGGAGCTGGCGATACAGGATTTCCTGTATCGCTTCGCCCTATGCCCATGAAACGCAAAAGGGGTGGTCGACTTGACCGCCCCTTTGTACTTCTACCTTCCTACCCAACAAGGTTCGGCACATAACTAACGTTAAAAGCACCTTCGCCTCTTAAGCACGTTGTGCTACGTACCTTTCCTGCATGACCTTCATCAAATAAGGTTACAGAATTCTTCTTGTACTACTGTATCCCAAAGTCTACAATGACTATCACATATGGGATACACGTATGAGATAAGTCACTTCTGACCACCAAACCTTCACTAAGAACAGGTTGATGAATACGATCCAAAAGACGGATGTTTTTGATGACTGGTATGACCACCTGAAAGACCGTAGAGCATATGTGCGGATCGCCATGAGGATTGACCGCGCCGAAGAGGGCAACTTTGGAGACAGTCAGCCAGTTGGCGAAGGTGTATCAGAGATGCGCATCAACTATGGACCGGGTTACCGGGTGTACTACACGCTTGTTGGTCGACAGGTCGTCATCCTCTTGGCAGGAGGCGATAAGTCGAGCCAGAAGCAGGACATCAAAACCGCGCTTGAGCTTGCGCGGCAACTCTAAGGAGTAAGCTATGAAACTGACGAAATGGGACACCGCCGAACAACTGAAAACGCCTGAGGACATGGCGCTTTACCTCGAGGCATGCTTCGAGGAAGCGGGTGACGATACAGCCTTCATCGCTAAGTCTCTAGGGGTAGTTGCGCGAGCCTATGGCATGACGAGACTTTCGAAAGAGACGGGCCTTGGGCGAGAAAGCCTGTACAAAGCTTTCTCAGGGGAAAACAACCCAAGCTTCGATACAGTCCTTAAGGTCACAAGAGCTATTGGACTTCAAGTCCACTTCGAGCCGCAAGCCGCTTAAGTTCTCCTGTAGATTGGGCGCTAGATCGGCGCCCAATCACTCCCGCTCCGACATCGCCTTCAGGGCTTCGTGCTCCATCGCTCTGATGTCCTGCTCCAGCAGTTCCGCATCTTCATCGCTCAGCTTCATCCGGTCCAGCTTGGCGAACAGCACCAGGTAATCCAACCCGGTCGCGCCGCCCATCCCCACCCGCCATTGCGTCTGCAGGCTGAGGAACAGGAAGTAGGCCCGCTCGTTCTCGGGCCAGAGCTCGACGGCTTCACACTCGAAATCTTCGGCCGTCAGCCCGGCTGCCGCAAGCTCATGCTCGCTCGGCGCCGGGGTGTACATGGCCCGAGCGGCGTCAGTCAGTTTCCCAGACGGCCTTCGTTGATCGCTTTGCGGTAGGTCTCGATCGCTGCCGAGATTGCGGCCGGCACTTCATCGGCCAGCTGCTCCACTGCGGCGCGATCGAACTTCTCGTCAAGGTTCCAGCCTTCGACGACCTGCATCAGGTAATCCACCTGCAGCGACACGTCGCGGTCCAGCACGTCGATTTGCTTCAGCGGCTCGATCTGCTCGCCCTTCTCGGCCTTCGCCTTGATCGATGCGATATCCGCCTCGTGTTGTGCCTGGGCGGCGCCCTGGACTTCGTCCGTCAGCTTGGCCAACTCCTTGCGGCTGCGATATTTATAGTTCAGCTCCATGCAGCCCTCGCCGCCCTCCAGCATTGCGAAGGTGATGGTGCGCGCGAACGATTTCGGGCGATTGCCCAGCTTGATTTTCTGTGCCATGCTTTTTCTCTTTCGGGATCAGGATAAAAAGACCTGCAGGAGCTACCTGCAGGCGTAAAGGGCCGACGCCAGCATTACGGTGCCGGCCTGGCAAAACTGTTTAGGAGGCGTAGCGGACCACGCGGCCCTGCAGGGCAAGGCCGCACTTGACGACCATTGCCCCGCCCTTGCTCATGCTCGGATTCGGGTTAAAGCCGACGGTGCCGTTGTAGAACAGCGGCGCGCCGCTCGGCAGGATCACGCGCACGGCAGCGACGGCTGAGTTATCAGTAGCCGCCTGCAGCACGTTGTGGTGCGGCAGCGACGGGTCGTCAGCGATCGTCATGGTCACCGAGGTGGCCGAGAAGCCGTTCGACAGCTGCATCTCGTCCGGGAAATCGAGGAACTCTTCGGTCGAGTACTTCGGATCTCCGCCAGAGACCTCGAACGCCTTCATGTAGGGGATGGAGGTCCAGGTCAGGATCTTGCGCAGCGAGCCGCCGCCGGCGCCGGCCGGGAAGATCTTGGTCGAGGTGGTGTCGAAGGCTTCCAGGGTCACCGAAGTGGTCGTGGCAGCCTTCACGCGAAACACGCGCATGTTGGCGCGGGTCCAGCCGCTAGTGAACTCCACGATGTCGCCGACGGCATACGAGTTCGTCGCGGTCGTGAGCACACTTTCGGAAGCATTGCTTGCGGCGGTAACTGAGACCGACGCCTGATAGGTAGTAGCAACCGAAAAGTTGCTGTTGTTCGGGACTTGAACAGCCATGTAATGGGCCTTTCAGATGTGGAAAAAGCCCGGAATCCGGGCTGGAGCACCCTCGCGGGCATGAAAAAAGCCGCCGGGCTTTCGCGAGGCGGCTTGGTTTGGGTTACTGAGGTCAGCAGAACAAGTAGAACTCCTGCATCGTTCCGCGGTATTTGGTGGCTTCGTCGAACGTGTCAGCTGGCGGGCCCAGAACCTCTGTCTGCAGCCCCTGGGCAGCGCGCAGCGCGTCTTCGACCTGCTCGGCTACCTGCCCCGCCTCGAGGATCGACTTGGACCACACATTGACCTGAATGCGGCAGATCTTCTTTTCCGGCTTCTCGCCCGACAAGAATTCCTGAGCGCTACCGCCGACGACCTGGAAGACGATGTACGGCGTCGGCGCGCCCTCATCGGCGATGATGGGGTAAACCCTGTCGCCGGCGAGATCGCGCAAGGCTTCGCGCACCTGAATATGAACCGTCATCGCGATGCATTCCTTTGCAGCTGTTCCCGCAGTTTTTTGGTCATGGCTTCAGTAGCCGCGCCCTTCTTGCTCTCGTAGGCGGGCCGCATGTATGGATACGCTGGAACGCGCGCACTTCCGTACTCGATCTCTGCTGCCGCACGGTGCGCGGCCCAGCCAAATCGCCCGCCAGTTCGAGGATCGACATTCGGATTTCGGGGCACGAATTTATGTCCTCGCTCAACCCATCCGGCGTAATACGCGTCATCGCCGCCTCGCGGACCCTTCCGGACTGTCACTTTGTAGACTTGCCGGAGATGACCGTCTGACTCTTCTTCAAGACGCTTGACGATAATGTTTCGCCAGAGCGTGCCAGTCTGGATGTGCGATTGGGCATTCCGCCTGGCTTCGTCGCGGAAGATTTCGGCGCCAGCGAAGGTCGCAGCGCGCAGCGCGTCTTCGTCTGGAGTTGCCTGAGTAATCGTCTCGCGCACCACGTCCATTAAGCTAGACACATCAAACCGAATCACTTCGTCGCCTCGCAGACCAAGAACATTTTCCGGCGATCCTTCGAGTCCGGCTGGACCGACTTGATGTTGTAGTCGGTGCCCAGGTAGCGCGCGCGCCAGGCTTCGGTAACCGCGGCGTCGAAGTTCGCCTTGATCGAGCAGCGCTTGACCACGGTCTCGGCATTCGCGCGCATTACTTCGGCGCCGGTCTGGAACAGGACGTCGCCCCACCGGGCCGGCAGCGGCTCCCAGCCGTCGACCGGCTGACCGGCGGCGTCTCGTCCTGCAGAGGGCTTCAGGAGCATAAAGCGATGGTTCATCGTCACAGGTACACCTTATATGGCCAGAGCAGCCGCTTGACGTATTCGTTCTTCGGCTGCCCGTTGGTTTCGAAGTGCTCCTGCACGCGCGCCAGGATGAAGCCCTTGATCCCATCCGGCACCGAGGTGTGGTCGGGACCGTAGCCGGCGCGATACTGGACCTCGATGGCATTGATCCTGCGCGCAGCTCCGGGCCAGGCCTTGCCGGGAGCCGGCACAACGTAGCCCGGCTCGCTTTCGGGATCGACCTGGATGTCTTGCGGGTCGAGCGTTTGCTGCACGCCGGCCGCATCGTAGAACTTGAGGTGCGCGACCTGGAGTAGCGGCGGATTACGCAGCGCGATCGCCGCAGGGAAGGTGTCCAGCGTCAGGCGCCACGTCTGATCGATCAGCGCGCGCCCCGTTTCGCCCTCGGCTTCGGTCGTATAGGTCCGGATGGCCTGTTCGATCTCGGCATCGAGCGACGAAGTGCCATCCTCGGCGATGTCGACCCTTGCAGCCAGGCGCGCAGCTTCCATCGAAACCGCCAGTTCTACTGGAGGCACGATCAGTCTTGAGCTCATCTGGGATTCCTTTGTGTTGCTGCCGGGCGGCCGGTTGGCTGGAAGCCTGGGCCATCCGGCGCGCGTGCGTACTCGATGGGCTCGGGCGCGGGCCTGGCGGCCTCCCCGGTCGCAGCCGGAGCGTTCGCCAGCTGCTCGCGAACTACAGGGTTGTCGGCAATCTTGATCATTACGGGTCCACCTTGTTGAACCAGGTTGTTTTATCGAAGCGCTCGCCGTTCATGCAGCTCACGCGAGCGACCCAGCGCCAATCTGCGGGCGGAGTTTCGTCCGCGCCGCCCAGCTTCACGACAACGAAGGTGCGTTCGACACCGGCAATCGTGGCCACCTGAAGCTGCGGCCCCTCCAGGAGCGTCACCCCGAACAGAACCGCCACGATCTTGCTTGGGTCTGCGGTCGTATTCCGGTCGATCAGCTCTTGCGTGATGTCGGCTCCGTAGTAGCTGATCTCGTCAGGATCTCGGTCGGTCGTCCACTTCTCACCCAACTTGACGGGCACTTTTGCACTCACGCTCATCTGCTCAAACCTCACTCTGGAACCGCTACCCTCGAAAATCACGACTCGGCTCCCGCTTCCTTCAAACACAACCACTCGGCTCCCGCTGCCCTCGAAAGGCACGATGCGTTCTGACGGGATTTGCGAGACGTCGATGAGCGAGCCGCGGTAGGCAAATGTCACAGACGTGCCAGCAAGCACGAACGCACCAGATGCTGCGGACACTCGCCGCCTGCACGCCAGGGCGACCGCGCTGCCCGCCAGCGAGAAGCTGCCGCGAGCAGCGGTCAATCGACGCTGTGCGCGCATCGCCACAGCCGCGCCGGCAAGCCCAAACGACCCGGGCGCAGCAGTGAGTTGGTATTGCTGCGCCCCTGCGTCTGGAGTCTGGTTTTGCTGATAGGTCAGCACCACAGCCGAACCAGTCAGCGAGTACGTCGCCGGCGAAGCGACTACACGGCGAGCGGCGCGCAAGGCGACAGCAGCGCCACTCAGGGTGAAAGCGCCCTTGCCTGCCGATAGGCGCCGAGCTGCGATCAGTCCAACTTCGCCGCCTGATAGCGCGAATACACCCGCAGTGGCAGGCATTCGACGTGCCGCCGCAAGGCTGGCAGGCGCCCCGTTCAGCGCAAACACGGCCGACGCAGCCGACATCGTGCGGGACGCACGCAGCACGGCCGCTGGCCCAACGACGACGAATGCGCCAGGGTCCGCTTGCAGCGTGTACGTCTTTGGCGCCACGCCAGAGGCAGCGGCAGCCGGCCCAAGGCCAAGGGGCCTCAGGCCCAGTGGCGAGAGGCCTAGGCTCATCTTTTAGACCTCTGGCCAGCCGGAGCTGTAGTCGTAGCTGGAGATCTGTTCGAACGTCTCCAGCGCATTGATGGCGTCACGATGCGAGCCGCTGGTGCCAGCGATGGCGGCGCGCAGGGCGTCGAAGCGCCGCGTGTTCGCCATGACCTTGGCGGCAAGCTCGGCAACGGTGCAGCCGCGCGAGCGAGCCTCTTCCGTCATCGAGGGGCAGGGTTCGCCACTTCCCGCACTGTACGCGAGCGCCTCAGCGCGCAGGATCGGCCATCCCGCCATTTCTGCTGGCGTCACATTCGCAGCCGCCTGCGTGAAATATTCGCCTGCGATTTCGATAACACGGGCGCATGCATACGCTTTGGCCTGGTCCAGGGCGTAACCATCGATAAGCGCCTGCACGGCAGCGTCATCGCTGCTGATCCAGGCGCCGTCAACCTGACGCAGCCATTGACCAGCAGCGGCTACTGCTTCGTGCAGGCCTGCGCCTTTCTCGGTGTACTCAACACCCATTACAGAACTCCCACGTAGACGATCGGGTTGTGCGTATTGCTGCCGAGTGCGCTGGTGGCTGCGTTCGCGGTCGTGGGCAGAGCAGCTGTTGCGATGTTCTCGGTGCGCATATCGATGATCGCAAGGGCCGCGGTGTAGCCGAAGGGATTGCCGCCCATCACATTGGATCCGCCAGTCGTCGCCGCATTAACGGTTGGGCTTCCGTCGGACACAACCGCGACCACATACCAGCCTGGCGGCAGGTTCACTGGCGTAGCCAGCGTGCCGACCTTCTGCCCGGTGGTGGCGACGTCGAGAGCGCCGGTGGTGGCGAGCAGCTGGCCGGGATAGCCGTTCTCGGTCATCGCATAGATGCCTAGGCGGGCTGTGCTGCCTGCCGCTGCCGCCGTGCCTACCGATAGCATGAGCGAGACGATAGGCGACCCTGTTTTCAGCAGGAAGGGAATGTAGTACACGCGCAGGGCGGCGAGGGATACCGTCGTCTGGTTCATGTTTCGACCAGCCGACTGGACATAGCGGGCGACGCTCGCGGACACCTTGTCGACGGTTGGCAACATCGATTCCAGCGTTGCTGCATGGGGCGTGCCGATGATCGTCGTGGTGCCAGCAAGGTTTGCCGCGCTCGGGCTCGCCCCGTTATACGCGCCGCCAATGAACGTCGCTGTAACGCGCGGCCTTACCAATGTGGTCGCATCGCTGAGATAACCGATGCCGGCCTCGATGAACAGGCCGTTGCTGTCCACCAGCGTATAGCTAAAAGGGGCGTTCAGCCCGAACACGTCGGAGAACTTGGGCATACCGGCGACGGCGGCCAGCACCAAATTGCCAGTCCCGGTCGTCGCTGAGGTTTGCTTGATGCCGTTGGCGAGCATGGGTCAGCTCAGCGCAAAGACGCCGGCCGCCTGGTCGTAGCCGTCGATCTTGATTGCGGACTCGGCCTGGGCAAGCGCGGAGAGCTCCATTTTGAGAGCATGCAGATGCGGCTGCTCGATGCCGTCAACCTGCGCAGCCAGGGCAGCGATCCTCGCGTCGAGCGCATTTTGCTCGGCGATCGCCTCGTCCAACTCGGCCTGAACCGGTGCAGACTGCGCCTTCACGCTGGCGATCTTCGCCCGCACATCTTCCATCTGGGACCGCAGTCGAGCCTTCTGATCGGCAAGCAGTTGCTGTGTGTTCGACATGTGAACCCCTTAAGTCTTAGTCCAGACGCCGGCGGCCTGGTCGAAATCGATAGTGAAGCTGTCGCCGTCGGCGAGCGTGATCGAGCTGCCGTAGTCGTAGGAATTGACAAGTGCGTCAGCAGGCGACGTCGCACTGTCGTTGTAAACTACTGCGTACCTGAACGGGCCGATGCTTCCGCCAGTAGCGGTGATGACCTCATCGGCGATCACAAGCTTGGCGACGCCGTTCACCTCGGTCAGCGCGACGCTGTCGAGCAGGTAGCCGCCACCCGCGCCGGCGACGTAACCACCACTCGCGGCAATTTGCGTAATGTCGGCCAGCACGGTATTTGTGCGCGCTGGAGCGACATTGGTCAGGGCGACCTTGAAGGTGTGCGCGCCCCAGTTGTGGACCGCGCGGCTTTCCTGCTCCACGTAGTCATCGAATTTCGTGAACGCTGCCATAGCGGCCTTTCATTGTTCAGCGAGCCGGCGCTGAATAAAGCGCAGCAGCTCGTCGTCGGACCTGCCGACTATGTCTTCGGGATAGATTGGCACCGATCCAGTCTTGCTATGAACCGGCACCAGAAGAGCGCCGTCCGCCAGCTCGGCGCGCACGTTGGCGAGCCAAGCGGCGGTTTCGGGGCTCATGGGTATTACTTAGCAGCCTTGGGCGGCTTAGCTTCCGGCTCGGCTGCTGCCGCGACTTCTTTCGCGGCGCCACCTTCGATCAGGCGCTCTGCCTGCTCGTCGTCGAAGCCGGCGACGTCGCCAGGGCTGTAGATCTTCCAAGGCTTAATGAATTCGACCGATTTCATGCTCGTTTCCTATTGAAGGGATGAAGCCGGCCCGCCGCAGCAGGCCGGTGCTTAGGTCGCGTTAAGCGCCCCAGGTGACGCCGGTTAGGATCGCGATCGATTCCTGGTGACGCGGGCCGAAGTCGTGCTTCGCAATCACGCGAACGAGGGTCTGGTCACGCTGGAAGGCGCTGACCAGGTTGCCTTGGTCGTCCTTGTAGGTAGCCTCTTTCGAGTAGTCGATCAGCAGGGTCTCGTCTTCGCCGATGAAGCAGTCGTTGAAGTCGACGAAGTACAGCTCAGATGCGTTCGAGCCGGTGCCCAGGTTGTTCGGAACCTGGGTGGTCTTGCCGATCGGGTAGCCCTTCAGGTTGCCGTCCTTCATTTCCGGGTAGACCTTGTTGCCGTTGCCGTCGCGCAGACCTTCCAGGAAGCGGAAGGTGCGCGGCGACATGATCCAGCCCGGGGCGCCCATGTTCGCGTTGACGGCCTCCAGGCACAGGATCAGCTTGTTCAGGTCGGTCTCGATCTTCTGCAGCGTACCGCCATCCGACGCCGCGATCTTGAAGCCCGCCAGCGCCCAGGCGAGCAGGCCTTTCGGGGTATCGAGGGTGCCGTCGTCGCGGATGAACGCTTTGTCCTCGCGCGAGCTCATCGCGCCAGTCAGGTCGTCCACGACCAGTTTGTCGACGTTCGGGCTTGCGCCGGCGTATGCCAGCAGATCGTTCGAGATCGGGACCAGGCCGGTCAGCTTCTTGGCCGACAGCTTCAGGTTGTCGAAGGTCTGGCCGGTGGTCGGGATGTCCGTATCGCTGCCGATGTAGCCAACCACTGCGCCGCCCTTCAGGCGCGGCAGGGTGATGTTGCCGTTGGTGAGCGGCAGGGAACGCGCGCCGAGCCGGCGCACGACCGATTGCGGGCGCCACAGCTCGATCACTTCGCGGGCCATGTTCGCCGGGACCAGGACGCCGCCGGCGCCAGGGGTCAGGGTATTCAGTGCCATCGCGACGTCTTCGCCGAACTGGTTGTCCATGGCGAATTTAGCTGCGACTTGCTGGTTGCCGCCGGCGACGACCAGTGCGCGGACCATGCGCGACATGCCCGAGCCCGGGATCTCCGGCGTGCGCGGGCGGGCCGGCATGCTGGCCGAAGCGCCCGGGGCGGGCGGCGGGGCCGGCTGGTGCGCGGCGTTCAGTGCGCGGTCCACCGGCACCGCGGCGGCGGCGGCAATGGTCTCGGCCGCTTCCATGCGGGTGATCTGCGCGGTCAGCTCGCCGAACTTGGCTTGCAGGCCGGCGAACTCGGTCAGCTGTTCAGCGGTCAGGGTGCCGCCGCCGGCTTCGATCTGGGCCAGAGCTTGGACGCTGGCGTTGACCTTGGCGCGTTCGCTGCGGAGTTCATTAATGGTTGGCATATTTGCCTCTCCTAGAAAAGAAAAAGCCACCCGAAGGTGGCCTGGTTGCTTGTCCCGCGAACGCGGTCAAATTTGGGACTGGAGCGCCATCGCTTTCGCGCGGGCGCCGATTGAAGACTGCTTGGTGGTGCGCGCCGAGCGCGCCTGGCGAGCTTGTTCAGCAATGCGATCAGCCGCAGCTTGCGGCGTCTCGATCCGATCGGCGAAGCCGATGTCGACGCCGGCCTGGCCGAGGAATACGCCAGCCTCGGTGCCGCGAACAGCATCAACCGGCATGCCGCGGTAACGCGCAACAGCGTCGGTGAACATGCTGTAGTAGTTCTGCACCATGTCGTTCAGGAAGATCTGGGACTGCTCGGTCAGGGGCTCATGCGGGCTCAGGTCGTTCTTGCGCGCGCCGGCATAGACCGTGGTTACCTTGACGCCCATTTGCTCGTTTCGCGCGGAGACGTCCATGTGCTTCGCAATGACGCCGACGGAGCCAATACCAGAAGTGCGCGACATCGAGACATCCCCGATGGCCGACGCCATCAAGTAGGCCGCCGAGTAGGCGCTGAAATTGACGATTGCGCTCATCGGCTTGATGCCGCGAGCATCGAACAGGAAGTCCGCCAGCTCGAACGCGCCGGTCGTGCTGCCGCCAGGGCTGTCGATGTCGAAAGCGATATGCTCGACGGCCGGATCTGCTAGTGCGGCGCTCACCTGTGCGCGGATGTCCTCGTAGCTGGTCATGGTCTCGCACACGTTCAGCTGCGTGCTGCGACTTACCAGAACGCCGTGGATCGGGATCATCGCGACGCCGGTCGCGGCAATCGCCTGGCGGCGCGCCTCTTCGGCTCGAGCGGCGGAACTCTCGTAAGGACCCTCGTCTTCCATCATCTGCGGCTGCGCGCCGTTGACGCTCAGGTTGACGATGTTCAGGCTCATTTGCTGGTTGGCCCAGGCTGCGACCTGGTCGAGCATGGACTCGGTCACCATCAGCGGCTGATTGAAGATCAGGCTGGCGAGCCGGAAGCGGTTTTTCATGTGAGGATTCCTTCGATTTCTTTGACCTGCTGAGGCGTCGGCTTCGCGTCGGTCGGTGGCACGCGCGGCTGCGCGCTTGCCTGCGGGTTCGCCGCGTCGACCATGTTTAGAGGCTGCAGATAGGTGTCACCGCCCGCAACCGGGGGCATGTTTTCCAGGCGACGGATGTCGTTCACGGACAGCCAACCCCATTGCCGTGCGATCGCGTACGCCTCGTAGCGCGATTTCTGGTCGCCGCGCAGCAGCCCGGAGACGTTGAATTCAATGTAGTACTCGGCGCGTTCGCTCGGCAGCAGCAGGTCACGCATCATGGCCTGCTCGTGCCGCTTGATCCACGGTAGCAGCGTGTAGATCACGAACTGGATGGCCTGGTGCTCGATGTTCGAGAACGTGGCCTTGTCCAGCTCGCCGATCATGTGCGGCGGCACTTTGTAGATGCGAGCGATGTCGAGAGCACTCAGCTTCAGCGCAGGGATCAGCTCCGCGTCGACGTTCGTCATCGACAGCGCGCGGAAGGTCATCCCCTCCTGCAGCATCGCGACGCGCTTTGCATTCCCCGAGCCGCCGTACATCTGCTGCCAGCGGTCTGTGATCCTGTCGATGACGTTCTGATCTTTGATCGGCGCCGCCTCTTTCGGGCGCTCGATCACGCCCGACAGAGCCGTCCCATTCAGGAACGACTTGCCGGCGTACTGCTGGATCGCCTGCGCGTGCCCAATCGCGTTCGCGTGGAGCATGACCGGAGAAAGACCGACGTAGCTATTCAGTCCAGCCCATCGCACGTGGTGAATCATACGCTGCGGCAGCAGTGGGCCGCCGTCGATGCTGTAGTACGGGCGGCGGTCGCTGCCTTTGTAGACGGTGACGATGCCCTCGATCGGGTGGAGCGCCGTCGGCGTGCCGTCCGTATCGCGCTCAATCTCGCTGTACGAGTTGCCGTTCAAGCCAGCCCTGAGCTGGCTTTGCTCGCGATACTCGATCGGCGTTTGCCAGCTATTCGGCTCCCAGGCAATGACCCGGTAAAGCTTGTGGTCCCGCGCCGGTTCGCGCTTGCCCTCACCCTTGCGGCGGAAAAGTTCGCACGGCAACTGGCCAACGCTTTCGCCGAGCAGCGTCACGCACGCCTGCACTGCGGTGAGGGCGAGAGCACTTTCAGGCGTCACGACTGGGCCAGCCTCGGAGCGAGCGCCACCAAGTCCGGACGTCCAGCCGCCGCCAGCGCTGGCGCCCTGGCCTGCGAAAAACTGTCGAAGGAACATCCGTTATCCTTTGCCGCCGGCGCGCGCAGCGGCGCGAGCTACGGTGTATGACCAGGCCATCAGGCTCAAGCCGCCGACGATGTAGCCAGCCGGCACGTAAATCATGCCGGCGCCAGCAACGAGGGCAGCAAGGCCGGCGACGCCGGCGACGAGGGTCGCCCAGTCGAGAATTTTCATATCAGTACGCCCTCGTCGTAGATGGAAGTGGTCTGTGCCGGCTCGGGATTGAGAGACATGAGATAGACCGCATTCAGCATGGCCATCAGCGGGTCGATCTTCCCCGTGCCCGATGCTTGTTTCGTGATCAGCACAGCGTTTGCGCTCGGTACGATCTTGGCGTTGCTGACGCACCAGGCCATGAGCGGCTGTCCGCTGTGCACTAGCACGCCCTCCGCAAGCTTTCGCTCAGCCGTCTTAATTGGGCTGGTCAGTTTCCAGCCTTGTGTGATGCCGATGATCTTGTCCGCCGGGACGCCGTTCATTTCGAGCTGGTCGAGAATGGCGCCAATGCCTTGCGGGTCGAGGCCGAGCTTGTCCAGCACGCCGGCCTCATAGACCATGGCGACGTTGGCTGCGAACTGGTCGATGTCCTGGCCGATCTGCTCAACCAGGGTGAGGTGCCCGTCGCGCGCGAAATCCTGCA